TGATCTCGCTGGTTCACACTGGCATACTCTACCTCCAGTCCGTTATACAGGCTGAACAGTTCTGTGCTTGTGATGGCCAGGCTGCTTACTATGTTGTGGTCTGTGAACTCATAAGCAGCATCTTTCTCTGCTTGGGTTGCTTGACGGTTGACAACCACACCGAACTGTCCTGTCTTGTTGTTAAAGGTAAACCAGCATCCTGCTGCTTGACAGATCTTGTTGATGTTGGCTTTGGCTGTGTCAAACATGCTCAGGGCACCATCCACCTGATAACGGTTGTGCTGCTGTGTGGTGTTGCTGGCATCCAGATAGTCAACTTGTTGGTTGGCATAACCTGCCAGTGCTGTCAAGCTCACACTGTCCACTTGATCGGAACTCAATCCTGCACCGTATCTGTCGTTAGTCAGGTAATCCAATAGCACATTGGCTGGATCATTCAGGCTGTTGCTCAAATCGAATGTGATGGCACCCAGGCCTGTTAACTGTTCCTCTGGCTCATAATCAAGCTCCACTATGGCGAACACCAGGTCTTCCATGGTGTTGGCGGAAGTCCAGTTGTTGAACACACTATATGCTGCCTGTGCTGTGCCAGTGCTTGGGAAGATCTGGTTGCTGGCTTCACTGCCGCCTGCATAAACACGCACACGCATTTTGCCATCCACTCTGGTGGTGCTGGTTGAGTTGGGATCATCAAATCTGGCCAGGATGTGTGGTTGTGCTGGTTGGAACACCAACTTGCTGTCACCACGGTAGATGTCATTTACTGTCCAGACATCATTGTCGTTATACTCGGATATAACGATACAATATGCCATGGTTTTGTTGCTGTTTTTAATTTCAGCATCCGTGATGATACCACCAGTGTAGTTGCGTCCATACATTCTGGGCACTTTGTTGTCTGTGCCTGGTGGTAATTGAATCTTGACACCTGGGTCACGCCCATTAGCATCAGGTGGATCAAATACACCCAAGAGTTTTGCTGTTGCGGCACCCAAGCCTGTAGCGACAACACCCACTGCTATGTTGAACAGGGTTACACTGCCTGCGATTGTGCCTGCTGTGGCAATGGCTCCAACTATGGATCCAGCGATTGCGGTGAATACGGCCATGTTATTTTATCCCTGTCTTGATATAGTTTGTTTCAACCGGCGTCCAGCCTCTGCCCACCAGGTCTATGGCAGGTGAGTTGGCCAGCATGGTCATGGTGTAACCCTGAATCTTTTTGTTGACAATCAGCATCTTGGCTCTCTTGCAGTATTCACGGAACAGTCTGGCACCTGCTGTGGTGTCACGATACTCAGGCTTGACCCACCATGCCATCTCTTGCAAAGTTTGTCGATGTGGCATCCACACATCAGGAACTATTTGTGCTATAAGCATGCCTGCTAGTTCATGACCTGAGTCTGCTACCAACACGTATCCCGATTTCTGAATGTTCAACAGGGTGCGGTTCACATGGTCTGGATCATGGTCTGCGTTGCTGTGCACTGTGGTGGGTGTGGCGTTGCCGAACTCCACCAGCATGCGGGTTACTTCATGATAGTCTGTAAATGTTGCGTTTCTGATCTTCATCGTAGTTGTGACAGGCGCCCAGCTCGGCCACCGCCACCTCCTCCATATCCGGTTCCACCACTAAACTCTCGTCCGAAGTCGAAGGTGGTGTTCTGCAAATCTTTTACTCTGTCGAAACTGATATCGTCTGGATAGAACTCACGTCTGTCTGTGCCGTTGGTTCTCTGTCCACGAACTCTGTTCTCCAATACTGTGTTGATGCTTGCACAGGTGATCCCAATGTTGTTCACCAGGTCACCTGACAGGAAATCTGTTTCCTCACTGATGCTGAAGTTGGTGATCACACCAGTGTAACGCAAATAACTGTTGGCTACCTCCAGCGTGTCCTTGTCGAAAAACACTCTGCGTATCTTGATTGTGCCGCCTTTGATCTGTGTGCCCAGGACTTGATCCATGTAGTTCTGGTTGCTGGGGATGCCACTCAGGGCCACCTGGATATCGCCGTTAGTGGTGCGGATATCGTCTTGCAGACTGCTCACACTCAACAGACTGCCTTGCTCTGTGTAAACATTGCCTTCCAGTTCAATGGGTCCATATGCTGTGCTGATGTAGTATACGTTGCCATCCAGATCCAAATCAATAAACACTGCGCTGGATATGGATACTGTGTCAACTACTTCTGGTATCATGGTGCTCATGGGCCAATCACCTCTGCGAACACGAAATCGCCACTAAACTCCAATCTGTCATAGGGCACCACATTGTATGAAGGACGGTTGGTCATGACCACACGCCAGGTGACTTCTGGGCCCACGAATATACCGTTGCCTGCCAGAGTGTATGCTGGCTGTGTGATAAAGGGTCGGTTGATGGGCACATTGACTGTGGTGCCGGTGCCGCGTGTTACTTGTTCAGTTACTGTGTAAGGATACAGATAGTTGCCTGCTGGCTGGATATAGTCACCTGGCTCAAACACAATATCCGAACTCACATCACCTGCCACCAGGCTCATGTTTGCAACTATCGTGGTTGCATTTGCACTGTCTATGGTGATCTGATCCAGTTGGTTGCCTGACAATGTGCCCTGATAGTCAGTGATGTAACTCAAGCCGGGGTTGCTGCCACCAATGTTGATGACTTGTGTCTCCACACGGTCCACTCTGTCCAGTTCTTCTACCAGTGCACGGTTGGTTGAATATTTCAATCCAGGATGCATGGTAACACTCATGACCCAGGGCACCTGGTTGGCCACACTGCTGATGCGGATCTCGCCACTACGGCTCACTGTCTGTCCTGATAGTTTTTTGCGCTCTATCCGGATGCTCATGGCGTTGTCAATTATGGTTTGTAAACTCATGTTTTATTACCTTGGTTGTCTTCTGGCGCCTTGCTGTGTTACTGCATACAGGAACTCAGGATCTCTTGCCAACAGTTGTTGGAAACTTCTGGCATCAGTTGCGTTGATGTTGTATGTGACGTTGGTTGTTCCACCACCAGCACCCATGCCCATGGCTTCATTGGGTATGATGGTGCCTGATCCTCTGGGCATGAACAGTTCTGGGCCACGCTCACCCACAATGTAAGGCTTGTTTGCACCAACTGGGCCACCGTCTGCTCGGAAACCCAGCATACCCAACCCTTTCTGTAGTAGTCCAGTTGTTCCGCCACCCACTGCGCTAGGGCCACCACCAAACAGTGCCAGGAACATCTTGTTTGCTTGGAGTTTCACGAACTCAGTGATGAGTGTGCGGAACAGGTCCTTGAAGGATAGTTTTCCTGTTTCCACGAAGTTCATGATGCTGTCAGTAAAGCTGTTACTCATTTTACCGAACAGATTCTCACCGAAGTTTGTCATGTCTGTGACGTTTTTCTTGAAGTTATCGGTGGCATTTGCCCAGCCATCTGTGAACTCTTGTGAGCTACTCTTTTGGTTAGTTTCCTCGCTCTTGCCCAGGGTAGTGTCGTCAGTGATAACACCGGCTGTTTCTTGTGCCACTTTCTTGGCTTGCTCAGTTTGAGCCATGGCTTCATCAACCAGTGCCATGACGTTGCGCACTGCACCTTCCAGAGGGCCAATTGCTGCTATCTGGGTGTCATCAGTAAAGAAGTCCATGATGCTTGATAACTTATCCTTGACTTTTTCTGGTGTGAGTTCACCATAGTCCACATTGTTGATGAGATCAATATCCACACCTGGAATTCTGTTGACTTGCTCGATGGCTCCATTCAGGATGTCAATAGCACCGTTTGCCACATTTTCAATCATGTTGAGCGCTTTGTTGGCTATCTCTACAATGAAGTCGAATGCACCGATGATCAAACCCACCAATAACTTACCTCTGCCGCCCAGCATCATGAAGCCTAGTAGACCCAAGGCCTTGAGTTCAGGTGGCAGGGCGTTAAAGAACTTGACGATGTTGTTCACGCCTTTAATAGCCACGTTGAACACAGGTGTCATGATGTCTGCCAATGCTGCGAATCCAATTAATAAGCCACGGATGCTGTTAAACAGGTTTTCACCTAGTTGTGCTGCCAGTTCGCCAATGCTGCTGCTTGATGCATCAAATCGCTCTATAATAGCATTAATGGATGCAGTGATTCTGGGGTTGAATGCTTCAGCGAATGCTGTATTCAGGTTGAACAGTCTGTCACTCAACTGACTCAAGGCACCTGTTAGGGTGGTGTTGAGCTGATCCGCGGCTCCTTTGTTGGCAGCGGCGAACTCCAGTAACTTGCGTTGTGTTTCCTCTACACTATAACTGACACCTGCCTCAAATCCAGCCATGGCCAATACACCACGCTCACGGAACAGGTCTGCGGCACCAGCACCGGCACTGAATGCTCTTTGCATTTGTAGTGCTGTGGTCTGGAAGTCCAGTCCTGCGATTGTGGCTATGTCGGCTACTGCTTGAAGGTTGTTTTCCAGATCACCAAACGTGTCCGATATAGGCACGATGCTACTCAAACCATTTGCTATTTCATCAAGACTGAATGGCAACTTGGTTGCTGCTTCTCGAGCAAGATCCAATGCGCGAGCACCACGCTCAGCATCACCAGCTAGGAAGTTCAGGCGGATACGAAGATCTTCAACACTGCGCCCTGCTTGGACTGCTTTGTTGAGTCCTGCTATAGCACCCACTGCCGCGACGATCTTGGTGGCGAATCCTGCGAGACTTCTGCCTGCGTTGCCTAATCCTCTTTCAAACTGTCTGCTGTCTAACCCTAGCGCCATGGATATATCTGCCACGGTGATCTCCTTATATTCGGTCTATTTTGATAGCCAATTTCTTTGCGTATTTGCCCAAGGCATCCCGTGTGGGCTTACTCATGCCATCTGGTGCCTGTCTACTCCATCCTGTATCCAATCTCTGAGCATATGGATAGTTTGCGTGTATCTGTTGCTTTTGTGACTTTAATTTAGTTCTGCGTCGAGCGTTACCACTCTTAATGGGTGTTTCTTTCACGAACACCTTGTGTGCTTGACGGATGATATGATCAGGAACTTTTTCCAGTTCATCGAACTTTTTGCGGGCACCTGCACGAACTGTCACACGAGCACCGCGTCCACCTGCTCTGGTTAGACTTGCTAATCCTCTTGCTAATACTCCTAATGCCATACTATTCCTTTTTCACTGACTCCAATGCTTGTTCCAGTTCTTCTTGGCGTATGTTGGGGGTCTTGTTTTCACGTTGATCCTCAACATATTTCCTGTAACTCAACACTGCATCATGAATCAATAGATCCTGTGTTGTAGCGGTTGCCAACACCTCACTGGGCAATTTGCCGAATGTCTCAGCCATGCTGTGGATCACCACCATCATGCCCAGTTCAGGTGAGTCGTCACGAATCTCAGCATTTGTTACTTTCCCAGTGTTTCAGTTACCTTGTTCATGGCCATGAGCATAACATCTGCTGGTAGCGTCATGCCGTCCTTGCACACAGGGTTAGCGTCTTTGTCCAGGATTGCTTCTTCCATGAACGCGACAATTTTTCCGTATTCTGTTTCCTTTGCTGTAGCCAGTTCCACGAATCTATCCAGTGGCTGACGATCCCAGACGTAGAAGTCCAAGCTGTCACCGTATTTCTCAGTGATCTCTTTTTCATTAAGAGTTATTTTTACTAGTTGTGGCTTTGCTGCCAGTTGAGTGATTTCCATTTTAGTTCTCCAATTCTCGTTTCTTCATTTCCTGTATCGCGGTTGCCGCGAACTTCAGGCGGTTTTGCGCTTTTTCTGTATCCCGTCTTGCACAGGATATTTCATTGTTTGCTTTGGCAATCTCTGCCTCAAGCGTCTGGATGATCTCCAGGTCCTTCTTGTGACTCCATATCTGCACGGTGCTCTCCTGCAAGTTCAATATCCATTTGGGCCAAGATAGGCGTAACATCAGTTTCAGCACCATCCAGTGTGATTACTGGTGTGCCCTCATGATTGTATTTACCTGTCCATGTAATCACACCTGTTGTAGGGCATGATTCTGTCCTGTCTTGGATAATACGATTTATTTTGGGTGTTATCTTCATGTCATACTCCAGTGGTAGAACACCGGGAGTTGCCTCCCGGGTCTTGTGTAGTTTTTAGGCTACGGTGCCGCTGACGTAGTTACCCACGACTTCGATTGTCACAGGTGATACCCACACTGGTGAGTCAGGGTTAACTGTGGGTGCAAGAGCACTCAGATAACCTGATCCTTCAATGTAGTTGTCTCCTGAACTTGATCCTTCCCAATACATGCGGAAGTATACTAGTTCTTTGTCGTTGGTGATATCGAAGATGCCTGCTGTTGAGCCTTCTCCTGTAAAGAACGTAGTAGGATCCAACACCATGGTCATGTTGACACTGTTGGTGCTTGGAGTGGTTACCACAAACTCAGATAGGGCGTCCAGCTGCTTCCATCGGAACAATCCAGGTGTAGCGTTAACAGTGATTTCCTGTAGTGCAGGAACACTCATAACGTTGGCTGTATCGGCCATGGCAGCATTGGCATCTGCGAAGGTTCCACTGGCATTAATGTCCACTTGGACGAAGTTACCCGCTGTTGCGGTGTTAATAAAGGCCATTTTGGTCTCTCCTTATTGGACCGCTGTGAACCCATACTCGAAGGTATAAGTCTTGCGGTCATCTTGGTTTTCACTGCTAGTGATCAATTCTGTATCGAACTGATCAGGCACAATGGATCGCGCTGCGTTCATGGCACTTAATATGGCGGCCATGTCTGCAGGCTGATTTTTAGCATCCACGGTTAGATACGCAAATACTGTGGTTGTCACTTGATAAACATCGTTACCATCAAGAGTGCGGTGCAACTGAACCACTTCAGTGTCTTCCTGGTCGAAATAAACAGTTCTCATGTTTTTCTCATATAACGGTGTTTCTCCCGTTATCCAGGGCAACTCTGAACTGGTTTTAACGCTGGTTGATGCCAGCGAAGTTGTCACCGCGTTCAATAGGGTAGTGCGAATGCTCATCTGGTTCTCACCACACTTCTGCGTCCACGTGTGCGCCGGGTCCGACTAAACGTAACCTTGCGCTCGTCTAGATCAACGGCACCTGAGTCATCAAGATCATACCAATCCATCATGGCCAGCAACTCTTCGAACAGGTCTGTGAACTTGCTCTCGAAATACTGGATCTTCTGGACCTCGGAACTCTCAGGATTCCCGAAATCGGCTATCTTGGGGTATACATACTCTTTCAGAGTGTAGTATGCGCAGAGATCCGTGAAGTCACTCTGCCTGCCCAGGATCAGATCAGGATTGAACTCTGGAATGTTGTTAATGGTGTTGTATCCACTGTCAGTGTATCCCAGGTATCCTCTCCATTGACTGCTTGCCCGGATTTTCTGTGAAATTCTCTGGGTTGCTTTCGCTGCCAGATCCTCTACATACTCATCCAGGGTTGCAGGATTCTCCGGGGCATCCGAGAAGTTACTCTCGTTTGCCTCGAAGACTCTCTGGTCCTTGTCACGCACATCATCTGCTTCCGCATAGCTTGTGACGCTACCATTGACTGTAATGAATGCCATTAGCCAATACTCCCTTTAGACTGAAGTCAGTCCGCTTGGAAGGTTGTTGCTACGCACAAAGCGGCAGCCGATTGCTTGTCCAATCATGCCGTCGATCAATGCCTGGTTACCCACCATGGATAGGTCACCAATTGCACCAGTGCTCAAGCCGCCAATGCCGTTAAGTTCACGGGCAATGTGCAGTTCCTGTGCAGGTGTTACCACTGCTACGTAGAAACCAGCACCGTCAGTTGGAGCGTTCTGGGCGCGCAGGTTGGCTACTGCTGTGCTCACAAACTCCAGGCTGCAACGCAGGTTGGCGTCAGTTTCACCGATTGCATCACTTGAAGCGATGGCACGGATGAAGTTGCTACGCACACGGGCGAAACCGTTACGCACTGTTGCAACCATTTCATAACGGTCACGATCTACGTCACGGTCCATGGCAACACTTGGCTCACGCTTAACAGCATAAGCGCCTGCTTCTGGTGAAAACACCAGGGCAACGTCTGCACCTGCCAGTGCTGTGTTAGCTGCACCGTCGTTTGCGATGTCTACGTCTGCCAGGTCAGTTAGTGCACCTTCTGCACCACTTGCCATAACGTTGAAGCCAGCCACGTCAGTTGCTTGCGCAATTGAACCAGATAGTTGACGCAGGACTGCCGAACGAACCATGTCCAGTCCGCCATCTTCCAGGGCTTCTTCGTTAA